ATGCTGCTGGTCGACGAGATCATTTGGCTTGTATGGAGGACTACCCTCAGGCAGCAGCCACTTGATAGTAGGGTCGAACGCGCCGCGGAGTACGCTCTCGAGTGCGACACTGTTGTTCTGACGCAGCCACTGGATGCGCTGGTTCTCGTCGGTGATGGCAGCTGCCTGCTTTAGGATCTCCGATACGCTTAGCTTCATTTAAAGTCTCCAATATTTTCCATAAGGTTCTTCAGTCGATTGGCGATGAAGTAGTCCATCAGCTTGTTCGACTTCTTACCGGCCTGACCCTCGTAGCTCTCGATGATCTTGTTTGCGATGCTGTCGGGGATCTTGGTCAGGTCGATGAGCTGCTCATTGCGCTTGTAGTTGCGAAAGTTAGGGTGGTCGAACTTACCCTCAAGACCGGTCTCTATTAGCGAGTCAAGCTTCTTCTGAGTCACAGGCTTCTGACGATTGCCCAGCACGAAGCAGTTGTCCTCAGACAGGATGTTAGGGATGCCGTCGCCGGCGTCGCCCTTGATGATGTGTTCCTTTAAGAACCTGTCTGGATCGTTGTGGGTGATGAACTTCTTGCGGACCGGGTCGTACTGACGAACCTGCATGTAGCGCTGCAGCTGGATGAAGTCCTTGTCGCCTGACAGGATAAGGATCTTTTGATAGTCGCCAAACTCACGACACAGCGTGCCGATGATGTCGTCGGCCTCAGCAGACTCGATGTCGATGACGCGGTAGGGGAATACGAGCTTGAGCTCCTCGCGGATCTTGTTCAAGCACTCGAAGATGGCCTTCCAGTTGATCTCGGAGGCCTCCTGGTTCTTCTTGCGATTTGCCTTGTAGTAGGGGAATAGTTGGCGACGCCAGTAGTTCTTGTTGTCGCAGGCGATTACGAACTCGCCGTACTCGTCACCGAACTTAGTCTTGTATGATCGGATCGAGTTGAGAACCATATGGCGAACCATGTTCTCTTCTACTTCTGCGTTCGTGTGGTTACCGAGTTGAACCATAATATTGCTCAGCATTACCTGAGAGAGATCAAGGATGATCATTGTGTACGAGCCTTAGCTCTTTCCTTCGTTTGGGGTTATGACTATCTTAACTTTACTCGAGACTTCCAGATTACCGTCCTCGTCTACCTGCTCGAAGAGGTTCTCCGCTATCAGCTGCAGAGGGTGTGTCATCCCTGATACCTTACACAGGAACGACCGAGCAGCCTCTACTACCATAGCACCGTGCTTTAGGAACTCGATATCATCCTCTTCATCAGGAGAAAATCCAGCCATGGCGAAGTTCTCGAATATCTTGGGTACCACAAGTTCTAATGTTTCCTGGATGTGAACCTGTCGGACCATGTCGAGACTGTCAACTACTTCCTCGAGAGTCTGTGGACCGCGAGCGTTCTTTCCGGGAAACAATATAACGTTATTTGCAGCATCCATAAGTTATTATATCCACTTTCTAGTAAATGTCAACTGTTATTTAGAGTTTTAGATTCTTTCCACGAATAGAATGGTCGGTCCTCATCTTCTGAGTAAGAGCATGGAGGATCATCATGTGCGTATCTTCGACGACGCCGTAGTTGTCGGCGTTCACGTGGATGATGACGTCAGCCATTTGTTCTTGTAAGACCTTTCCTCCGTCGAAGCCGACCAGGGCGATGGTCCTGGTACCATATGTCTTGGCTGTCATCAAGCCATCAAGAATGTTCGCGGAGTTTCCGCTTGAAGAGACTGCTATAGCTAAAGAAGGTTTATGATAGACTATCTGCGCCGAAAACACCGATGCATACTTACTATCGTTGGCGAGAGCAGTAAGAAGAGGACCATTGCTGACTAAGCTGGTGCACTTTGGTAGTAAGTTTGTATCTGACCAGACACCTTTGACGAAGTCACAGCAGAAGTGGTCTGCGATTGAGGCTGATCCACCGTTGCCGAAGATGACTACGTTGTTCATGTTGTTGATCAGCAGGTCATATGCCTCGTCGACCTTTGATTGATCGACGAGCATCGCTGCTGAGTATAGCTTGGTAGCGTAGTTTAGAAAGGTATGTGATGCTGATGTCATAGCGTTACTGCCGCGCTCCCTTGGTCGGTAAAGTTAAAGTTGAATCTTCTGTATTCACGCATGGCCAGAGCCACCGAGCCGCGAGATGATTCCGGAACGTAGAAGAGCATGTATCCACCACCGCCCGCACCGAGAAGCTTACCGCCCAATGCACCTGCGTTCCTGGCAGACTCGTACATGTAGTCTATATCCGGATTGGATATCTTCTTCGAAAGCATCTTCTTGTACTTCCATCCCTCGTTGAGCAGCGCACCGAAGTCATCGAGCTTGTTCTTACGAAGGTACTTCAACGCGTCCTCGGCTAGGTCGACCAGCTTGCTCGTGTTATCAAATGCCTTGTCGTCGTTGAGGATATTCTTGACCTGATCTGTCAAGATGTCAGACGTACTCCTACTTATACCTGTAGAGTAGCACATCAGGTTGTCGTTCAAAGTCCTTAAGGTGTATGCGCCGATGTTGAGAGGTGTGACTTCGACTCCGGTAGAGTCGAAGCGAATAACATTGAACCCACCATATGCAGCAGCATACTGGTCCTGCTTACCGATCGGATCGCCACACCTGTTGATCTCAATATCGCAGGCGGTCTCAGCAAGGTCTCTCTTGTTGTGTAGCTGTACCTTGTATCTATACAGGGCATTCAACAAGCCTACGGTAAACGTAGAAGATGAACCGAGACCCGTACCCTTAGTAGGTACGTCGGAGAAGCTGCAGATCTCAACGTTGTTGTTGATGCCAAAGAGCTTTAATGCTTCTCTGATTCGATCGTGCTTGATCTTGTTCACGTCGTCGACGACTTCCATTTCAGAGTACACCGCCCTGATGTGCTCGGTCTGACAGCGGTTCAATGCTATCTGGATCTTCTTATCGATTGAAGTAGAGATGACCATTCCAGGCTTCTCGTTGTAGTACTGAGGGATGTCGGATCCCCCTCCGAAGAACGAGATCCGAAGGGGTGTCGATGTTATGATCATTATATAATAGCCTTATGATTTGTATGAAAACATAGCTTTAGGGATTGCGCGCGATTCAATAGTAGGATATTCCTGCTTGAGGGAAGCGAGAAGATCGTTCCACTGAGATGCGATTTTAGTTATGCCAAACCTAGCGTCTGCGTACTGCTTGACGAACCTAAAGAAATTCTGTGCCTGCTCCGTTTGAACCACTTGAATAGAGTTATCCAAGAGATGGTAGAACTTAGCGGCGTGTTCATTAGGGTTGTCGATGAACTGATACATAGACGTTAGGCCGCCTGATGTATCACCCAGTCCAGCCAAGTTAGGGTGGAGACAGAGCAGTCCAGCGCTCATCGCTTCAATCAATGCGCGGCTGTTGCATTCCTGCCAGATAGATGGGTATGCAAAGATGTGGGCATTCTGCAGGGCTTCTCTAACCTTTTCATTAGGCTGAGAACCTTGATAGACTATATTCGGGTGATTCTTGCATCTCTCGAATAGTTGCTCAAACTGTTTGTCAGCACCTTCCCAACCATAGATTGCAAAGCTAGAAAACACGTCAAGGTAAATGTTGTCGTATTTCTTACAAAGCTCTTCAAAGACTGGGACAAGTAGTGCCAGGCCTCTCTGCGGCGTAGATGTGTAGATAAGTCTGATTTCATCGCGTGATTTTTCCTTAAATTCGATGGGTACGATTGGTGTATCAATCACTGCGCACTTATCATTGGGTGGAATGGCTAGCGTAGACAAGTATCGATTGTACTGCCAATTCCCACAAAAAACCATCTTATGAAATCGATTACGACTGTTAGCATTCTTTAAATGATTAGTTTCTGGATCTTCAGGCAGGTCGTGAAGGTGATAGACCCTTACCTTATCTTCCTTGAGATTACCCACTCGTGAGGGGATGATCTGAAAGTCTTCTAGAAGTTCTGTCGGTAGGTTGCTCTCAATCAAGCGGCAGGTCTGTTCAGTCCCGCCGTTAGACTTTTGTTGCATTTCATTAAAATCAAAACCTGGCATTACGATACTCCCATGCAGATCTAATCATGATATCAAGGTCAGTATTCTTGTACTGGTACTGAAATCCAGTCTGCGTCATAAACTTTTGAGGATTGGCGACGAGGAATGGTGGATCACCCTTGCGTCTTACTCCGACGCGGCTCTCAACCTTGGTGCAGACTCTGTTGAATATATCAACGATTTCCTGTACAGACGTACCGGTCTCTGTACCGAGGTTGAACTTATGAGAGCATGCCGTCTCGCCGTCCAAGTATTTATCAGCGTGTATAAGTGCCCTACAGACATCAACTACGTGCAGGTAGTCCCTGACGCAGGTGCCGTCTCTGGTATCGTAGTCGTCGCCGGCGATCACGAACGGTCCGTCACCGTTGAGTGCTTTGTCACATAGTTTGTTTACAATGTGTGGCGTGTTTGGAAGTTGGCCGACGTCGCCGTAAGCGCCGATGACGTTAAAGAACCTGAACGAAGCCACTCGCAGGTTGCGCAGCTCGTAGCACGAGTCGATGATCTGCTCACACCAGAGCTTTGAGCGACCATAGTTATTCGGTGGGTCGATCTTGCTGCCCTCGGAGACTACCTTGTGTGTCTCAGCGTAAACGGCTGCAGTGCTCGCGAAGATAAGCTTATGAGTAGGCTTAAGGTTTTGAATCAGCCTAAGCGTCTTCGCGGTATTGTTTTCATAGTAAGTCAATGGCAGATAGGCACTTGGTCCAAGGAGACTATCTGCAGCCAGGTGGAA